CCTGGCGGACATCCACTAGAACAAGGTCATAAACAAATAGCGGAAAAGATATATGAAGCCTGCAATACTACACGTTAAAGATGAAGTGAACTGTAAAATCGAAGGATTAGACTTGGACACTCGTAAGAAGTTATCCAACATGTTCAAGTATGAGATTCCTTATGCACGTTACTTGCCCGCTGTTAAACTAGGACGCTGGGACGGTAAAAAAGCATTCTTTCAACTAGGTGGATCAACATATATTAACTTGTTACCGGACATATTGCCTGTGCTAGTGGAGCGAGGATATGACGTAACACTAAATGACATGCGAGATTATGAAACAGATTTTGTGCTAGAGTCTGTGCATGAAGATAGTTTTGCAGATACACTTTGGCCCGAAGGTCATCCTGTTGCTGGTACACCTATTAAGTTGCGTGATTATCAGATTGAAACAATCAACCAGTTTCTAAGCAATCCACAAAGTCTACAAGAAATTGCAACAGGTGCAGGCAAAACACTGATGACTGCAGCACTAAGCAAGAGTGTAGAAAACTATGGACGCAGTGTAGTTATTGTTCCCAACAAAAGTCTAGTAACACAAACAGAAGAAGACTATGTTAACATGGGATTGGACGTTGGCGTGTACTATGGTGATCGTAAAGAGTTTGGTAGAACACATACTATCTGTACATGGCAAAGTCTAAACATACTACTAAAGAACACAAAGAATGCAGTTGCACCTATAAGCATTGGCGAGTTCCTTGAAGATGTAGTGTGTATTATGGTGGACGAAGTGCATATGGCTAAAGCAGACGCACTAACGGCCCTGCTAACGGGCGTAATGAGCCATATACCCATACGTTGGGGACTAACAGGCACAGTGCCTAAAGAGAAGTTTGAAAGTGTGGGCATTGTGTGTAGCATTGGTCCTGTAATTAATCAGATCAGTGCAAAAGAACTACAAGATAAAGGCGTACTTGCAGCATGCCATGTGAATGTTGTACAAATGATTGATACAGTTGTACATACAAATTATCAAAGTGAGCTTAAATACTTACTAGAAGATAAAGGCAGACTTGATTATATCTCAGGACTATGTGATAGTATCAAGGACACAGGCAACACACTTATACTAGTGGATCGAATTGCAGCAGGTAATGAACTAGCAAGTCGTATTCCAGACAGTGTATTTGTATCAGGAAGTACAAAAGGTGCAGACAGAAAATCAGAATATGACGAGGTATCAACTGCTACTGGCAAGGTCATCATTGCCACTTATGGAGTTGCAGCGGTGGGTATTAATATTCCTCGTATCTTTAATCTTGTGCTTGTTGAGCCCGGTAAAAGTTTTGTTAGAGTTATACAAAGCATTGGTCGAGGCATTCGCAAAGCGGAAGACAAAGACTTCGTACAAATCTGGGACATAACCAGTACAGCAAAATACGCTAAAAGACATTTAACAAAAAGAAAAGCCTTTTATAAAGAGGCTAATTATCCATTTACAGTAGAGAAAGCGGATTGGAATTAATATGCAAGAAGAGAATGAAAAGCCTAAACTAGGGCAAACTTTATATAACAGCGGAGTTGCTTACTTTTTCGAGTACTTTAACAACAAAAGCACAGCCCCATTTGTTACTTGGATAATTGAACAAAATATGTTACCACCGAGTCAACGCCCTAAAGAACTAACACTTATTATTAATAGTCCGGGCGGCAGTGTCCATGCTGCATTCGCACTTATCGACACTATGAAAGGCAGTAAGATTCCTATCAAAACAGTTGGTCTAGGTTTAATTGCAAGTTGCGGTATCCTAACATTTATGGCAGGCACAAAAGGTCGCCGTGTAATTACACCAAACACAAGCATCCTTAGCCATCAATACAGTTGGGGATCACGTGGTAAAGAACATGAACTGTTTGCTACAATGCGCGAGTTTGAACTTAGCAGTGAGCGTATGTTAGAACACTATAAGAAATGCACAGGCTTAACTGAAAAGAAGATTCGTGAAGTGCTACTGCCCGCAGAAGATAGATGGTTAAGTGCAGAGGAAGCAAAGAAATACGGCATTGCCGATAAAATTGTAGAGGTATACTAATGCGTATTTTAACATTAGATAATGAAGCATATGAAATGAACGACATACCAGACGAAGTAGAAGATCTTCGTTTTGCAATACTAGATAATAGCAACCCACAAGATCCAGATTACTTTTTTATTCCACTTATATTTTTAGAAAGTTTTAACAGTCCTGCTGTAGTATTAAATGTTGATGGTAATATGATTCGCATGCCTGTAGATTGGAAGATTCTTATTGGGGACAGAGATATTGGTGACCTAGAAATGCTTAACTTTAGTAGTCTAAATGATCGCGGGTTTGATGCATTTGTGTTTAATCCACTAGGAGACTTTAGACATAACTACTTGCCAGTAAACATTGTAGACATATACAGCGATGTTAAATGGTTCTTCCCTAAACTAAAGCAAGGACAAATACTTGCTATCCCTATCGAAACTGGTGTTGCAAATCCTCGTTGTGTTTACTGTGCAAAAGAAATAAACAAACAAAACGAGATTGTAAGCATTGACAAAGCGTGGTAGTAAACATTGGCGCCGTGCTAGCCACATCATGTTAACTACTAAGCCTGGCAGAATATTTCGTACTGACTATAGAGTATTTCAGTTTAGTCATATGCTAGACTTTCACACTGCAGTAAAACACGGAACCAAGGCTAGTAATCTACTAGATCGTGTAAAACGTTATCTAGAACATCGCACAGACACAGATCATAGAATTGAAAGCGTAGACAATACAGTAGTGCTAGAGTTTGCAACACTTGACGATGCCCGCATGTTTGTGTTATCATTTAGTGATGTAATAGACACACACGGAGTTAGATTTGACTGATAAGTTGCCACTAAACACAGTACTTGCTGCTATTGATAGAAAACAGTATGACTTTTATGATGGGCTTACACCTGAACATCAGAAGCAAGTTGCACCTTTTCTACTAAACCGTTATGTAAGTCTAGTAAAAGGTAGCAGTGAACTACAGGCATACTACTTGATGGCTGGTAATCAACGTGTAAACTGCACTTACTTTGAACTAGCAAAGCATCCAAAACTTGTGTGGCAACTACTATGCACAGTAAGTCCTGGCATGGGAACACAGTTCCATCAGTGGGTCGGACATAAAAAGAAAGATAAAAACAACAGTAGCAAGCGTCGCAAAGAAGTAGAACGTTTGCATCCACTTGCAAAAAGTGATGAACTAGACATGTTTGCAAACATGTACACAGACAAGGACCTTAAAGCAATAGCAAAACTTTACGGTGATGCATGAACGACTTTACAAGTATTATAAAGGATGCTATAATTAATTATAGTATGGAAACCAAAGACTATATATGTCAATACTGCGGCAAAGCATATCGCAAGGAAAGTACACTTGCGGCACATCTATGCGAGCCAAAACGCCGTGCGCAACAAGAAAATGAAAGCGGAGTTAAACTTGGCATGACTGCTTACTTGCGCTTTTATGAACTAACACAGGGCAGTGCTAAATTTAAGACCTATGATGATTTTAGTAAAAGTGCATACTACAATGCATTTGTAAAGTTTGGTAGGCATATGGTTAATATTCGTGCTATTAATACTGCAAAGTTTATTGACTGGGTAATTAAAAGCAATAAGAAACTAGACTATTGGTGCAAGGATGCAGTGTATCAAGAATATTTGATGGAACATCTGCGCAAAGAAGCAACACAGGATGCACTAGAGCGTAGTATAAAGACCATGGAAGCATGGGCAGAAGAAAAGTCTAGTGTGTTCAACCATTACTTTAACTATGTAAACGGCAATGTACTAGTGCGAGATATAACCACAGGACGTATCAGTGCATGGATTGTGTTTAACTGTGACAGCGGACAACAAGCACTGGACAAACTAAGCACAGAACAAATAGAAATGATCTTTCCATATATTGATCCGGACTACTGGAAGCGTAAGTTTGTAGATTATTTTGCAGATACAGAATGGGTAAAACATATACTAAAAGAGGCGGGACTATAATGTATGATATGCCAGACGTAGACATTGACTTTGCCGATCGCACACAATTACTTAAACATGTACGCGGTGTAGGTGCAAGACTTGAAAATGGTAATAAACACAACACAGGTGTTTACTTTAATAGTATTCCGCAGGCACACACTGGACTAGCAACGTTGGATCACAAAGCGGCAGAAGATCTTGGATACTTTAAACTAGACTTGTTAAACGTTGGCGTGTATACACATGTGCGCAACGAACTACATCTAGTAGAACTTATGCGTGAGCCCACGTGGAGTAAACTGCATGACAGAACATTTTTTGAACAACTAATACATGTAGGCAAACACTTTGAAACAATGGCAAGAATGCCAGAGGACATAACAAGCATACCTCGTATGGCAATGTTCCTAGCAGTCATACGCCCTGCTAAACGTCATCTAATAGGGCAAACATGGGCTGAAGTAGCAAACACAGTGTGGGATAAAGCAGGACAAGACAGTTATAGTTTTAAGAAAAGTCATAGTGTAGCCTATGCACAACTAGTAGCAGTACACATGAATATATTAGAGGAAACCAATGAGTAACGACATACAACGCATGCAAGATATACAAAATGCACTAGTCGCACATATCCAAACACAGTTAACCACAGACGAAGATTTTATGTATGTGGCTACTATGTTGTTAAAGCATAGTATGGTATTGTATAAAACATTTTTGGATGACGAGCAAATACAAAAAATGCTTGTGCATGTAGCAGAAACAATATCAGACGATTTGGATGTAAAAGATTATACCATACCAACTAATGATGGCGGTACTACACACCACTAGCAATTACTGCTAGTAAATAGTAAGTTAGAACATGCAAGCACTGATCTAGGACATTTGTCCACCACCATATTTCACTTCTGGCATCACATTTAAGATATCTATTTAAATGATGTTTGCCCCAGTCAATATGCCAATGTATTACATAGTCAAGCACAGCAATCAACACTGCAATTTCAGGTACAAAAATAAGTGCAATAAACGCTGTGACTATGCCATGTTCAAAAAAGTGCCTGTGCCCGTTACCTAAATACAAATGTTTGTCACTTGGACCTATATATTGTTGTGTACCTAGATCAACTATAAAGTGTTTTAGCATAAGCACCAAAAAGAATTCCATTATTTTACTTTCTTTACCAATTGTATGTTACGTCTTTTGCTGCGTTTCTTTGCTAGATCAGCAATGCTTACTCTTGGACCTTTAACAACTTCTGTATCTCGGATGTTAAATGTAATCAATATATTGACAAACTGTGCAAAGTCTTGTTTAAGAAACAAGTTAATAGGAATCATTCTGTTACTTTCCCACCACCAAACGTCACCTAGTTCTAAAAAAGTTGTTTTTAGCTCGTCAGGAATTTTGGAGAAGTCATACATGCTTAGTACCGTATCGTCTTGATTCTGTACTATTCCTACATATTCTTTACCACCATAAGTTACTAGACTTAAAAACGGATATTTTTCAAATATTTCTTCTGCAAGCGGCGGCATTTAATACTTTCGATAAATACAGTATGACTGTTACTACTGGATATTTATATGCACAAAAACACACCGCAGTAGTTACTGATACAGGAGTGAGCAACCTCATGAGTATGTTTTATACACCAAATGTAAAAGTCTATAGAGGCATAGACAACTTTATTCGTATAGAGTTTAAGAACAGAGATCAAAAGCGAGTAAGCATGTCAGGCAAGACTGCAAATATTGTCGTACTAGATAAAGAAAACAATGTTGCTTATTTTGAACGTGCGCTTACAGTAATTGATGAAGCAAAAGGTATTATGGAAGCAAGCGTCACACAAGGTGATCTGCTTAACCTAGATGAAAAGTTCTACAGTTATGCACTTAAAGTAACAGACGGTGAAGATAGAACTACACCAGCATATGCAGACGACAACTATCATGCCAATGGTACACTAGAAGTATGTGATGGTGTGTATCCAACATTCATAGAAAGTACTACAGAAGCATTTGCTAGTGGTGACACGGGCAGCACTATAAGTATTAAACCATATGTAAATCGCAACACAGCAATTCACACTGCACAAGTATATTTTAGCAGTGCGTTCACAGGCACCCTGGAGATACAGGGCTCAATTAATCCAAGCAATAGTATTCAAAATGCTGATTTTACAACTATTTCAACAACCAGTTATACTGCACAAACTGATAACGCCTACATAAACTTTACCGGCGTATACAGTGCAGTGCGTTTTAAGCGTACAACTACTAGTGGAACATTGAGTCAAGTATTATATAGACCTTGAAGTTAGTAGGATTTGGATGTAGTTTCACTTATGGAAGTGAACTTGTAGATCCAGAAGTAGGCACAGAGTTTCACCACGAAAATACTCGCTACAGAGAAAGCAACGTTTGGTTAGGTCGCCTAGCAAATAAACTAGATGTTACCTGGGACAATCTTGCAGAGCCTGCTAATAGTAATTTTGCTATAGCACAGCAAGTAGCAGATTACTTTCTTAACACAAGAAATCCTGATGAAAAAATAGTAGTATGTGTTGGATGGACAAATCGTACTAGAATGAGTTGGCTTGGCAAAGGATGGACACACAACAATGGTCAAGGATTTACGTGGACACACAACGGATTTGCAGGTGATGAGCATGGCTGGGCAAAAAGTGCCCGTGAATGGGTTTTAAACAGTAATAGCGAAAGTCATGACATGTTTACACACAATGCTAAACTTATGGTTAATAGTATATGTAGTGCAAATAATGTTCCGATATTACAATTTAATGCACTAGGTGAACATAAGTCTACAAATTACCCTAATTATTTCATTGATGGTGTAAGCATGGATAGTATGATTAAAAGAGCAATGCAGGATGATCCTCGACTAGATTTGGTTGCAAGTGACGGACATCCTAACGAAGCAGGGCATGAATATTTTACAATTAGGTTGCATGATTTTGCAAAACAGCGTATAATATAATTATGATATTAGTAGGTTTTGGATGCAGTATTACCGAAGGATCGAATTTGGCAGAAGATCCTAGTAAAAACTATGACTATAATACACCTTATAGGCTACAAAACTGTTGGCTAGGACAACTAAGTCAGTTAGTAGGAGCCACTTATTTAAATTTAGCAGATGCAGGCGGCAGTAATTTCTTTATTAGTCAGCAAGTTGCACAGTTTGCTAACTATGAGATGCATCAATATAGCGATCATCAAATAGTTTTTTGTATTGCCTGGACTGGAATAGATAGAACTAGTTGGTGGAATGAACACACTTATAAGTGGGTGCATAGTAAACATGTCGAACTGAAAATAGAAAAAGTCATGTTTAGAGACACTTTTAAAGAATGGGTGTTGCATAGTCGAGGCGATGAAGCAAGCGGAAATCAAGCTCTAACAGATAGTGCAAAATTATTTGTTAATAGCTTTTGCGAAGCAAATAATATACCAATCATTCAATTTAATGCCTTAGGTAATCATTGCATTTATCACAAACATAAAAATTATTATTTGCCTGAATCTAGTACACGAGATTACTTAACAGCAGAGCATTTACTGCCTTGCAGACACCCAAATGAACTAGGGCATGAAGAAATTGCAACCAGGTTGCATAATTTTATAAAAGAACATAAAATAGTATAGTTATGAATAGTATACAACAAACAATTATAGATGCCTTGCCTGGCAAGCAAAAGCGCACCACTAACGGATGGATCTCATTTAACGCTGTATGCTGCCATCACAATGGCGAAAGCATGGACAAGCGTAGCAGAGGCGGTGTAATTACAAATGGTGATGCAGTAAGTTATCACTGCTTTAACTGTAATTTTAAAACAGGATGGCAGCCCGGGAGACACATCAGTTTTAAAATGCGTAAACTACTAACGTGGTTAAACGTAGACGAAAACACACGACAGATGCTAAACATCGAAGCACTGCGTATCAAAGATACAGTGGTAGTGGACAGTGTTGAAGAAGAAAAGTTTGAAATAAAATTTAAACCTAGACCTTTGCCTGATAACACAGTAGAGTTAGCAGAGGCTCCGCAACACATACAAGACTATGTAGCACAACGTGGACTAGGCAGCGCACGTTTACTATACAGTGATACTAAGCCAGCAGGTATGTGGAAGCGTTTTATTATTCCTTGTACATACAAAAACAAACTAATTGGTTACACTGCGAGAACAACTGATGAAAACAGTAAGCCAAAATATCACAACAGTTACGACACAGGCTATGTATATGGCATGGACGATCAATTGTCTAATGCAAAGTTTGTAATTGTAACTGAAGGTATATTAGATGCAATGAGTATAGGCGGTGTTGGTATATTAAGTAATAACGCTAGTGAGACACAGGCAGAAATAATAGACACACTTGCTCGTGAAGTTATACTAGTACCAGACAGAGACAGTGCAGGACAAAGACTTATTGACGATGCACTTGAGTATGGATGGAGTGTTAGTTTCCCTGAATGGGAAAGAGATGTAAAGGATATCAACGATGCGGTTGTACGTTACGGAAAACTGTTTACACTAAAAAGTATTGTTGACGCAAAACAAACAATGAGTTTAAAAATTAATTTAATGAGAAAACGTCTTGGTTAGTCTACATCTGGAACCTACAAGCAGATGTACACTTGGTTGTCTTAGATGTGAACGTACAACGTTTTTAGATAAGTTTTCAAAGAAAAGGTTTAGTATAAACGATATAGATATACATGCACTAGAACAATTTATAGATGTACCAGTTGATTTCATAATCATTTGCGGCAATATAGGCGATCCTATATATCATCGAGAATTTTTAAAGTTAATAAAAATGTTAACTAATAAATGTAAACGTTTATCAATAGTTACAAACGGTAGTTACAAACCTCGTAAATGGTGGAAAACTTTAAATAGCATACTACGTTCAACAGATGAAGTTAGGTTTAGTATTGATGGTATCCCTGAAAATTTTACAGAATATAGAGTAAATGCAGACTGGGATAGTATACTAGTTGGTATCCAAGAATGTGTGCTAGGACCTGCTAGTACAGTGTGGAAATACATACCTTTTAGTTTTAATGAACATAATATAGAGCAGGCTAGAGAACTTAGTGAGTCACTTGGCATGGATAGATTTTGGATTACACCCAGTGATCGTTGGCTTATAAATGATCCACTTAAACCAACTGAATACACAGGACCTTTGGACACACTAAAACTGTCATATAAAAAGGAAGGTGTACGAGACTTTGATATAGATCCAAAGTGCAAAGACAACAGACATCATTTTATCACTGCCGCCGGATATTATCTACCTTGTTGTTATAGTTCGCACTATGAATTTTATTACAAAAATAGTTGGTGGAAGAATCGTGATAAACATAAAATAACAACAACTAAACTAAAAGAACAAATTAGGTACTTTGATGAATTCTATAGTACAATACATACTGAACGCTACGACTATTGCGTTTATAATTGTGGAAAGTGTAAATGAATATCTGGTTAAGTTTTGTTCCCGGCAGTGGTGCCAGCACCATTGAAGTAATCTTACGCAGTTGTACAGACTTGGATACGTTGCTGCTTGACAAAGATATTGCACTTAATAATAAGGATCCTAATGCAGTTAACGGACACGGATACAAACAGTGGCATCCTTGTGATAAACAACAGTTAATGCATCCAAACTTTGAACCGGCAACTGATAATATATTTACGCCCATAGTTCCTATGTTAGATTTTAAAGGAAAAGAAATATTTGAATACATTTCGCAAGCATATACAACCGGACAATGTTTTTTTTATCTGGGTCCTAGTAATGCTACCAGTAGTGAATTTGCACTAATTACTCAACAAAAAACTAAAACACATATAAAAGACTTTAAAAGCACAATGAAATTAAACACAGGAAACTGGTCTGAGAAAGAGTTAGATCATTGGGAATGGAGAGAATACTTTAGTTTAACTATTCCGCAGTGGTGGTTCTCAGAGATGCAGGCTCAATGGGACTCGGCAAAAAGTTTAGGATTTTATTGTGTTGATACAAAGGATATATTTGATAATTTTAAAGAGGCTAACCTTGATGTTATAGAGCGTATCGGATGTAATATAGTATACAATAATTCGTTTGAACAAAAAATACAACAATGGCAACATGGTCAAAATAAAATTTGGAAACAATGGAAAAATTATATACAATATAAAGATACAATACTAGGCAAGGCTAACTACGATGTAGACCTATTAGGAGACCTAGTTCTGGAAAGTTTAATACAATATCATTTGCGAGAGATCGGAATCGAATTAAAATGTCATGGTTTAAATAAATTTCCTACTAGTGGAGAAATTAAAAAATATTATGAGTAAAGAATATACAGCAGACTTACAAAAACTATTTTTAGAAATGATGCTACATGATGCACAGAATTTTGTGCGTGTGCAGAACATCTATAACGTAGATAACTTTGATCGCAGTTTATATGATACTGCAGTGTTTGTAAAAGAACACAGCGACGAGCATGGAGCGTTGCCCACTGCACAACAAGTAAGTGCAGTAACAGGTGTAGAACTAAAGCCTGTACCTGATATTAACGAAAGTCATAACGACTGGTTCCTTGTAGAGTTTGAAGGATTCACCAAGCGACAGGAACTAGAACGTGCCATTCTTAAAAGTGCAGACCTGCTAGAGAAAGGCGAATACGAACCAGTTGAAAAGATCATCAAGGATGCAGTGCAAATATCGCTTACTAAAGATATGGGTACAGACTACTTTGAAGATCCTCGTGCTAGGCTTATGGCACTTAAAGACAATAACGGACAGATCAGCACAGGTTGGCCCGCTATGGATCGTAAACTGTTTGGTGGCATGAACAAGGGAGAACTTAATATTTTTGCAGGTGGATCAGGATCAGGCAAGAGTTTGTTTATGCAGAACCTAGCAGTTAACTGGGTAACACAAGGACTAAATGGCGTGTATTTGACACTGGAACTTAGCGAAGGTCTAAGTGCTATGCGTATTGATAGCATGCTTACAAATGTAAGCACCAAAGAAGTATTCAAAGACTTGGATACTGTTGAGATGAAAGTTAAGATGACAGGCAAGAAAGCAGGTAACTTGCAAATCAAATACATGCCTGCCCAGAGTAACGTTAATGATATTCGTGCATATTTGAAAGAACTACAAATAAAAAACAATTGGAAAGTAGACTTTTTACTAATTGACTATTTAGATTTGCTTATGCCAGTTAGTGCTAAAGTAAGCCCAAGTGATTTGTTTGTTAAAGACAAGTATGTTAGTGAGGAACTACGCAACTTGGCTAAGGAACTGGACTGTGTGTTTGTAACAGCATCGCAGTTAAACAGAGGTGCAGTTGATGAAATAGAGTTTGATCATTCGCACATCAGTGGCGGTCTTAGTAAGATCAACACAGCAGACAATGTGTTTGGTATTTTTACAAGTCGTGCAATGCGCGAGCGTGGACGTTATCAGATACAGTTAATGAAAACTAGAAGTAGTAGCGGTGTAGGTCAAAAGATTGATTTGGAGTTTGATATTGAAAGTCTGCGCATCCGAGACTTGGGTGAGGATGAGGAGTATCAACAGTTTAAGAAACAGTCAAGCAGTATATATGATCAACTTAAAAACAAGGATAACGCTGGTGTAGTTGACGCAGGTGACGATCCTGCAGGCAAGATCACTGCAAGTGTGCAAAGCAGTAAACTAAAGAATATGCTTGCTGGACTTAAAACTAGTGACTAAATGCTAGTAATTACCCCAACCAAAAGTTACGTTTTGCCTGACAAAAATGGAATAGTAATTGTTATTGACCATCAACCGCCGTCTCCTACCAACGCTACAATAGAAGCTGATTTTGAAACAGCCAGTGTTTATCAAGATCAATCTTATAACAATATAGAACAGATTATTAAAGATCATAATATAGATGTAGAACATGTATACCTGGACCATTACTTATACTGGCTGGATTTTCCATATCCTCATACATGTATTCCAACAATGTTTTTGGAATTCTGCGATGAATTTCTACTATATGCTATCCCAGAAGAATATTCAGATGAGCAAAATTGCTTTATAATGATGAACAAACGCAGAGAGAACAGACTTCTTGTTAGCGCATGGTTTAGTCAAAATAAAAATGTAAATTTTGACTACAGTCAAGGCTGGGAAGTAGAATATAATGATTATAATAAAATTGAAGAATACACACGGCTGACACCCTACAAACTGGGTAGTTTTTTAAATAAAAAATTTATACCATATAAAAACAATGTTGACGGCTTGATTAACGGTTGCTATAACGAACCTGCACCTAACAAGGATGACAGTGTTTCTGGTATAAAGGGGATGTGGAATAACATTTTTAAAGAAAAGTTTTGTTCTAGTACCTTTAGTA